GATGGCAATTAACGCATCACCTAGGATATGCCACTCGGGATGACCGCCTGACGGTTCCTGTATGTCGCAGCTGTACGCTTCATGTCCCTTTGTGCGGAACGCCTTGCACACTTCCTGCGATTCCTCACATGCTACAAGAACTTTCATACCTTAATTCCTTTCGGCCTGTTCGCCCTGAACGTCCCATTTCGCTGCTGTCTGTGAATGCTTTTGCGGTAGGTGATGTAGTCCGCTGCGGCTAAAATCTTCCGTTCCCGATCACGCCGCAAATACGCTTTGCGCGCTGCTGCGTACCCATCAATGAATGCTTGCTTGTCAATCATGTCAACCACCCGTAGGCCGTCCGTACTCCAAGAAGTACAGGAACGCCATTCTAGGAATGATTACCCTTGCGCCAAGACAGATGACAGGGAAGCCAAGTTTAATAGGGTCTGCCTGCGCTTGGTTTCGGATGGTCTGCGGATTCGTTCCTAGTGCCTCCGCAACATCCACAACTGAAAGTGTTTCTTTGGTCGATTCTCTGATTTGGCCTAGTGTCATGATTCCTCCTTAACTTGCTTCTGTGGTATAATTTGCGTACAATCAAAAATCGGTGGGGGTAATCAACATGACGGTAAGTGACCTTCTAAACCAATGCGCTGGCTATAGTCAGGAATTTCTTGATAGCCACATCGACGAAATGCACGCCGCCATATTTGGCAATCTTGATGATACGGAAGATTACCGTGATCTCATGTGGAAATCGATAGTTAATTGCTTCCAGTTTTCTTGCAAAACATCAGTAATGCTGACACTAACTTTTTTAATTCAGCATGATCTGATTCGTGTCGATCCAGAAGATAAGCCTCCACTTCGTCTTTTGTAGGAAATCGTAACGCCGTTTTATTTTTATACCGCATATCCGTCCTCCTTAACTCGCTTGGTCGGTGGCGCGTTCATCCTCCGGCTTGTCCCGTTCCGTGGTGTTAACTTGATGAAGCGGTTAGCTCGCTTTCATCTTGAAAAGGTATCCGACATCATATTCTGGGAACCTTGCATCCCTCAAAGTGAACGCCTCATCGATTGTAAAAGGCGTGTCCCCGTTCACCTTGTTACCTGCGGTATTTCTGTGTACTCTTAGAATCTTTGCAACATCATCTACAGACACACCATTCCTAGCCATTTCAGCCCGAAGATTAATATAATTGCGCTTCAACCCATCACCCCCTCAAGTTCGTTTTATGCGTTTGAATAACTTATGAGTTTATTATATATGCATATGCCTAATATGTCAATACCTTTTTATGCTTTTGCATAATTTATTTGTTGACTGCACATAGCTTGTATTATATAATTAAGAAAAATAGTGCGTTAATTTTGAGGTGAAAATCATGGCAATAGGTGAAAAGCTTGCAAGGATTATTAAAGAGAAGAATAGGAATGTGAACGATATAGCATCATCTACGGGTGTTAATGCGCAAACGATTTATAGCATAATAAAGAGAAACAACACAAAGGCGGATCTAGATGATTTGTTTTTGATTTGCGATGAACTAGGCATATCCATAGACGAATTTAGAAGCGATGATATTTTTAATAGGGATAATGCCGATGTACAATTTAATAATCTAACGGATGACGAAACTAGGCTTATAAAATCATTCAGGAGCCTTTCTACCGAGGATAGAAAGGCGCTGATTCGCCTTGCCGAGTACGCAGACAAAGCAACCAATTCACAGCATGTTCAGTCATTGGAGGGAGAGGCATTAGCTGCATCGAAGTACATTGAACAGACTTCGTGTTCACAATCAGAAAGCCGGGAAGTTGATTCGAAATGAAGTATTTGATATTGGGCGAACAAGGAATATCTACATAGATTTTCTCCATAGTTTCCTCCAAAAACTAGAACGTTTGTTCCTGCGCCGTGTGTCTATTCTACGCTATGCCGCGCCGGATTGCAACGGCAAAATTTTTTGATGTGGGTGTTACCGTGGTTTCGGTTGCACTAGTGCATGAAAAAATCTAATGGTGTCATGAATTGATTATATTGTAACGCACGCTGGCATGTGTATCCAGTGGTAAATATTTCCATATAAGTGCTATTGCCTATATTTTATTTGAAAGGCATTACAATACATAAAACATTAAAACAAAGGGGGTATTTTACATGAAAAAGTTCGGAAAAACATTGATCTGGTTTGCCATTATAACCCTGCCAGCAAAGTGGATAGGTGGAAGCATGGGCGCGTCATCGGTGGGCGGCAAATACACAATGCCGACAAGCGAATTATTTTCTACGATAGTGATTTGTATTTTTCTCGGCGTTATTGGTTGGCTGATTGTAAGAAGCGCGAACAAGCGAGATCAAAAGGTTGAAAAGGAGCAGGATCAGGGAAACGAGTGAAACTAGGTTCATAAGGAGGATTCGACAGTGAACGAAAACAGCCAAAATGCGCAAGTGAAAGATGATAAGGAAGCTGCATGGAATCGGGCTTATGAAACGATAAAGGACTATGATTATTTTTTGCCCGAAAAGATTAGGGAGCGTGATATAATAGGAATCGCAAAAATCCTAAAAGAAAAAGAAGGTAAACACATAGCTGGGGTGATCGCGCTATCAGCAGTTATCGCAGTACTGCTCGCTTTCAAACAAAACAGCGATGTACCAAAAGCGATATGGAGTGCCGTAAAAATCGGATTGTTATCGATAATTTATATGCCTGCGCCATTACTTGTATATTATTTAATAACACATACAATTGGTAGAAATGAATATTATGGCGATGATATTGATGTAAAACCCAAAACTAGGCTTAAGGGCTTTTTGTTGTTGTTAGCTGCATGTATTGGACTTTCTGCGATTTTTGTATTTGGTAGTAAGTGATGATATGCCGAAAGTGTAAACAGGAAGTCCCGGACGGCGCATATTGTCTTATGTGCGGCGCGAAGCAGGAAATAACGCATGGGAAGAAACGGCGCGGAAATGGGCAAGGGTATGCCCGGAAGCGCGGGAACACGTGGCAAGCAGAACTAGGGATATACAAAAACGGAACACGGATAACGCTGACGAAGGGCGGATTTAAGACGAAAAAGGAAGCGTTGGAATATGTGCCGCAGTTGGCAAAAAAGCGCAGGAAGGATATTCCGACCCTGCGCAATCTGTATGAACCGTGGTCAGAATCTGCAATGTTGAAACTATCGCAATCCAAACAAATGTCATATAAGATTGCGTGGGGCAAGCTGAGAAGGATAGCGGATATAGAAATAACTGAATTGACTATAGCCGACTTGCAAAGCGTTATAGACAAGGAAACGCCAACGCATTACACAGCGCGGGATGCAAAAACGCTGTTGTCACACCTGTATAAGCGCGCATGCGCACAAGGCGATGTGCCATCAAACCTAGCCCAATATATCGAATTGCCGAAACTGGAAGAAAAGGAACGACAGCCATTTACGCGGGAAGAAATCAATAATATATGGCGTGCGTTCGATTCTGGGGACATGTTCGCCGGGTATGTATTGGTTATGATTTATTCAGGCATGATGCCCGGGGAGTTGCTGAAACTTGAAAAAGACATGATTCATTGGGACGATCGGGAAATAGTCGGATGTGGGATAAAAACGAAAGAACGAAAAACAAAACCAATAGTAATTGCAGATGTGATTGTACCTGTCCTTGAATCGTTGTGCGAAGCTGTGAAGGGGGAAAGATTAGTATGCATCAAGCGCAATGATTTCTATAATGAATTTGATGCAGCGATGAAGCGTTTTGGGTGCAGGGATTTAACGCCGTATTCGTGCCGCCATACAACTGGCACCGAGCTTGCAGCAGACGCTACAATACCGCCGTCAATCATTCAACGCGTCATGCGGCATACTAAATTTTCAACAACGCAGCGGTATATACACCCGGATAGCGGCGCTGCACTTAATGCAGTGAACAAGATCGAATGACGTACAAATAACGTACAGATATCATTATTTTCTAGTTATTTAGCCATTTTTTGTTCCACTGCTAAGGGAGTAGGCTGGGGTGACTGGCGCGAGGGTTCAAATCCCTCCTTCTCCGCCACGTCGGAACAAAGTTCGCTTTGTTTCGACGTTTTTCTTTTGGGAAAACGCCGTTCGCCCGTTCCCTTGCGCCTCCTTTTCCAAAAAAGGCAGCGCTTCTTCGGCTATATCCGGCCGCAAACTTTGTCCGCCTCCTCAGCACCCGAAAACGTAAAGCCTGCGGCCCGCCAGATTTGGCGTGTGCCCCCTTGTCAATCGTTGGTATGCTTCGCAGTCACCGCATCGAACGCGCCATTGGCCGCAAGGCTCACCACCACGGCATTCACCACGCACAATGCGGCAGTATCCCACGTAAGCGCGCCGGTGAAGAACGTGGCCACCAGCAGGATGATCAGCGCTATCACATAGCTGAAGATCCGCGTCGGGATGCGGTCAATGAAACCAATCCCCTTCAGAAGCTGTGTCACGAGCGTCGTCGCCAGTGTCGCGCCGGCGTAAGTTGCAAGAATCGTCCAGGTGAAAAAATCGTTCATACAGTCCGTTTTCTTTCTTATTTTGCTGCCTATTATTTTATATGCTTCAAGCAT